TGCTGGGAACGGCGGCTCAGGCGTTGTGATTATTCGTTACTCTAGCGCAAGTCAACTGGCCACAGGCGGAACAGTTACAACTTCTGGCGGATATCAAATACATACATTTACTGGTGATGGCACATTCAGAGCAAATGCAGCAACATATTCTGTTAACTAATAACATCATTACATTATGCCTTCAGTTAAATATCTAAATTCTGCCCGCAACGGAAAATTTGTAAGGCCGCAAGGGTCTGCTTTTCCTGTTGGATTAAATCAAAAAAGCTCTGCATTTTCAGTTGAATATCTTGTAGTTGCTGGCGGTGGTGCTGGAGCTTGGGCAAACGGCGGTGGCGGCGGTGCCGGAGGTTTTAGGACAGGATCTGGTCATTCAATAACAACAGCAACTCCGTATGCAGTTACAGTAGGTGGAGGTGGTGTTGGAAATAATACTCCTAATACACGAGGTAGTAATGGTTCCAGTTCTATTTTCTCATCAATAACTTCTTTGGGTGGTGGTGGTGCTGGCACATTTTCTTCTAGTGCTGATGTCCGTAATGGATGTTCAGGTGGTTCTGGTGGCGGCGGAGGATCAAATAATCCAGCTGGCATAGGTTCTGGCGGAGCAGGAACACCAGGAGAAGGAAATAATGGCGGTGGAGGAAACAACGATGGTGCAACATATACCGCTGGCGGCGGTGGCGGAGGAGCTGGTGCCGCTGGAACAACCGTACCAAATGGTTCAACAGCAGGAAATGGTGGAGATGGATCAGCTTCTTCTATAAGTGGTACATCCACTTATTATGGCGGCGGCGGCGGCGGCACATCACAAGGACCTAATCCAGGCACAACGCCTGCCTTAGGTGGAGGCGGAAGAGGTAGTAAAAATCCTGGAACTGCTTCAACAGGTGGTTCAACAAATACTGGCGGTGGCGGCGGCGGAGATGCTGGTGGACCATGGGGAGCAGGAATAGGAAGTCCAGGAGGCTCAGGTATCGTAATTATTCGTTACTCTGGTACACAAGCTGCTACTGGTGGTACTGTAACTTCTTCAGGTGGAAATACCATACATACATTTACTGGCGATGGTACATTTACAGCCAATAACACAACTTATTCAGTCAATTAAACCTTATAAATAAAGGTATCTTTTTATATTAGGAGTTTTAAATGGCACATTTTGCTAAACTAGATTCAGACAACAAAGTAATTCATGTTTCAGTTGTAGATAACTGGAACACAGTAGATGGTTCAGGTAATGAAACAGAATCAATTGGTGTTGCATACTTGAAATCAATTCATGGTGCAGATACTAACTGGAAACAAACAAGCTATAACGGCAATATTCGTAAGAACTATGCTGGTATTGGTATGACATATGATGCAGGTCGTGATGCTTTCATTTCACCAAAACCATTTCCTAGTTGGACATTAAACGAAACTACTTGTCGTTATGAGGCACCAACACGAATGCCTACAACAGAAGGCAAGATTTATACTTGGGACGAAGCAACAACAAGTTGGGTTGAAAGCGCATTTTAATTATTAGGAGTTTATTATGGATGTGAATGAAGTAATGCAGAATTTTACTGGTGAAAATGGAATGGCTTACGGGGTTGATACTGCAATTAAGGCACTAAGACCTGGTTGCAGATACGAAATTACTTGTGCTGGTGGAAGTATCATCTATCACAAGTGGTGGGATCCAAATGATTTGCCACCTCCAGAAAAACCAGAAGTTGATAAAGAACTTGCTTACCAAGAAAAGTTAGCAAAACATTATCAATACTCATTTGATAGATGCCGTGAATATCCTGATGGCTTTGAACAACTCGATATGTTATGGCACGCTATTAATAATGGTGTAGATTTGAAAGAATCAGATTGGTTTAAATCTATCAAAGAAGTTAAAGATAAGTATCCAAAACCGACTGAACAAGTCCCTATGAAAGAATAAAGAGACCACCGTAAGGTGGTTTTTTTATAGCCATCAATACCCAATTCGACTAAATAGAGAATAAACATAGTCAGATTTAAGGAGAATTATCATAGCTGCGTTCACAGAGCTGCTCATCGAGCAAGGAGCCACCTTCTCCACCACAATCAATGTTTCAGATAGTGCTGGTGCTGCAATCAACCTTTACGGTTATACTGCTTCTTCCCAAATGCGTAAATCATTTTACGCAACATCAAATACAATCATTTCAGCAGTAGTTACCGGTAATGCAAACGGAGAAATAACTCTGTCTATGACTGCTGCTAATACTGCTAACTTAACTCCTGGCCGTCAAGTTTTTGATTTGCTGATTACTGCACCAAGCACAATTAAGACCCGTGTAGTAGAAGGCATCATTGTCATTTCGCCTGGAGTTACGAGATAATGGCAGTAAATGTCAGAGTTGGTGGCAATAGTGGTGTTGGTCAAGTTGTTGTTAATCAACAAACTCGCACAACTGTAGCCTCACAAAATTTTAAACCAAAGCCTAATGTTGCATTAACTGAATTAACCGACTTGAATATCTCTGGTGTTCAAGACAAACAAGTTATTCAGTATGATTCTGCAACAGGTAAATTTGTAGCAAACACAGTAACCGCTTCTTTAGTTGCGGTTAATGGTGGCTCTTTTTAATGGCAAATACATTAATTCAATTAAGGTCGTCCACATCTAATGCTACACCAATAGTATTAGATGTAGCTGAACCGGCTTATTCGTATGTAAGTAATACTTTATTCATTGGTACTGCCGGTGGTAATGGCGTATTGCCAATTGGTGGACAATTCTATGTCAACCAACAACAAATAATTTATAACACAGCCAATGCAGCCTTTACTGCTGCTAATACAGGTAGTGGCGCTGTTGCAGCTGGCTCTTATGCTAACTCAGCTTTTTCAACGGCCAATTCGGCAGCTTCTTATGCTAATGCAGCCTTCGCAGCTGCTAACAACTCAACAGACCTTTGGGTAAGAACACAGGCAAATTCTGCGTTCAATCAGGCTAATGCGGCCTTTCTACAAGCAAACACCCCAAGTTATGTTGCCAATTCAGCCGCTAGTTATGCTAACGCTGCCTTTATTGCAGCTAACACAAAATTAAGTTTATCTGGTGGTACAATTACAGGACCAATTAGTGGATTAGGAAGTTCTAAACTAGATTTTACTACTTACGGTTCCAACACCGCATATCTAACAACCACTAATGATGATTCTACTGCATTGTTTATGGGGGCATCATCAGCTGAGTTATACGCTAATACAAATGTTGTTATTAGAGCCAATACTAAAGGAACATCACAAAATTGGACATTTGGTGAAGATGGTTCATTAACATTACCTGCAAGCGGAACAATTTCTGGACTAAAAGATGTAAACATTACTGGCAATTTAACTGTTACTGGTACTGCAACATATACGAACACTCAAACTGTATTAATTGCTGATAATATCATCACAGTTAATGCGGCTATCAACCAGTCTGCACAACCAACGGTTAATGCTGGTATTGAAGTTGACCGAGGCGCACAACCTAATGCACAGTTTTTGTGGATTGAATCTGCTGGTAAATGGTCTGCAAACAATGGCAATGGTTCAATCTATATTGCTTCTGATTCGGCAGAATCATATGCTAATGCAGCTTTCTTAAAAGCCAACACGCCAGATTATGTTGCTAACTCAGCATCTAGTTACGCCAATGCAGCCTTCATTCAAGCAAATGCAGCCTTTATTGCTGCTAATAATGCTGGCGGAACAGTTTTAGGTAACACAATAAATCTTGGTTCAAACACAGTAGGTTTATTGGTAAGTAATGCAGTAACACTTACAACAACTACAAAAGTTACTGATGGTTTAGCATTAATTAATAATGTGTTAGGTAAGTTAGTTCCACCTGGCCCACCTGCTTTCCCATCTTCTAATACCATCTCTATTGCTTCTGTAACTTCTTACAGAATGACAAACTTTACACAGACTGATAGAACATCAAACAGTCGTGGTGTTGCCGCTGGCACAACAGTTACCAATGCAAGACGAGCCGCAACATATTCAATCACACCAACTATTCCTGACCAAGGACCTGGTGATAGTGGCACAATTACATTATTTGTTAATGGTGCAAACTCAGTAGCTTACACATTTACATCGTCAAGTGCCAATGGTACTTACACAAGTGGTGGTCACTCATTAGTCATTTCTGATAGTGTTGATTATGGTTCTAAGATTGTAGGTACATCACAAGGTTTCTGGAGAAGTTTTGATTGTAGTGCCAACGGTACTGTATCAAATGGTTGGAATGAATTATACATTACTCATAGTGGCGCATCTACAACTAATACTCCATTCTGGTATTATGATGATAGTGCGCCAGGAACTGTTACTATCAACAACGGAAGTTTAACAGTTAACTCAGCTGCATACTCCAACTCATCTACAATTTCACATTATACAAGTGCCACACTATTTAATTTAGGATTTAATATCTCCAAGTTAAGTGGTGATATGTATCCAACAAGCGACACATTTGTTACTTCTGCGGCTGGTGGTGCATTTGGTGCCAACGCTGGTGTAACATATGCACAAGCAGGTATCACAACACCACTTACGAGAAACCTTTATGTTTCGAGTGGTCAAGCAACAGTCAATTTAACATCAGCAGTTACTACTGGTTTTGGTAGTAGTGCAACAGGTGTTGTTGTAACTGGTCAAAACAGTTATACCGCAGGCACATTATCGGTAACTCCAGGCGTTACGATTCTTTATAAGACAGGCAATACAAGTTCTAATACTGTAATTGGTGGTGAAGATAATTTATTCTTTGGCTCAACAGTTGGAACTGGATCAACGGCGGCGTTTCGTATTGTCAATCCAGGTTCTACCGACAACCCAGCATATGCGAATGGTGCATCAGCGTTTGATTCGACCAATGGAACTCTCCAAGCATATGATGCCACAATAGTTGCCGCTACATTAAAACACGACCAAATAAATTATGCCACAGGTTACTTGCCTGTTGGTCCAAATTTAAGTTCAGGCAGAACAGGTCCACAATATTTCACATTCAAATTTGTTAGAACATCTTTGTCCAAATTTGATATTCAATTTACAGGTAATACTGCTGGTGTTTGGGTTGCAGCACCAGGAACCGTAATTGATTCCACTTCTTCGTTGAATGGCTGGTTGTCTATGACTACTGCATATGCAGGCTCTGGAATTCCAGGTGCTAATGCTCCAGGTAATGGTAGCAACGGTTGTGCTTTGGGTGGAATTATTACTGCAAATACAGCAGTTACAACACACAGAAAGACTTGCACATTTGGTACAGTATCAACATCTAATTCCACAGGTAATGAAGTTTATGTGAGAATTAAATTGTTAGCTGGTCAAACCATTACTGCTCTTTCATTACAAACAGCGAATAATTAAATGGCAATTTTAGATTCTGCAAAAGTCGACCTACTATACAAGAAGCTCTTTGGTGTTGCTAAGACAGACACACCTGTTAATAAGGGTGCAAGTAACGAATCTATTGCTAGTCCTGCAATTAATCGTGGCGACAAAATTTGGACACAGGCATCAAACATACCTGCAACCGCTGCGGCCGTTACTGGTATTGTTCAATCATATCAAACAACAACTGCCGTTCAATGCACCGCAGACACCACATCAACTGCAATCGCAGGTGTTTATCCAACATGGAAAACAAACTTAACTGATTGGATTCCACCAGAGTTTGGTTCAACATACTTTGTGGCAGTTTATGCTGATTCATCTGGAGTAGGAAATCCTGTATCTACTGGAACACAAATGTTTGATTCTGGTATTGGTGGTGTTGGTGAATGGTTTTTTGATTATCAAGCAGGTGTATTAAATTTCATTGGCGGTACAATTCCAGCCACACTAACTGGTTCTAAAGTGGTCTATATTACTGGCTACAGATACATTGGTGAAATTGGAATACAAACAATTCAAGGCGGTACTTTCTAAGTACCGTAAAATATAAATAGAGAGTAAGTCCCACTAGAGGAATAAAATGGCAAATACCACAATCCAACTAAAATATTCTACCACGACAGCGACACCAACATCGTTGAATGTGGCAGAACCAGCGTATTCTTACTCAAGTAATACGCTCTTCATCGGCTCACCATCTGGTACAGGTTCAATTGCCATTGGCGGTAAGTTCTACTTAGACCAGCAAGCGACAATCTATACTCGTGGAAATTCAGCATTTGATGCTGCTAACTCTGCGGGTTCGTATGCTAATGCGGCCTTTGCAGCTGCTAATACTGCGGCTCTTTCTACTGGTGCATATGCACAGGCCAATGCGGCTTTCATTCAAGCAAACGCTGCTTTCCTACAAGCAAACACTCCAAGTTACACCGCAAACTCCGCAGCCAGTTATGCTAACTCAGGATTTGCAGTTGCCAATAGTGCAGCTAGTTACGCTAACTCTGCATTTTCGGCTGCTAACACAGCACAGTCAACAGGCACTTCTGCTGGTTCATATGCTAACTCTGCCTTTACAGCAGCTAATGCTGCTTTCTTGCAGGCTAATACTCCAAGTTATACTGCTAACTCAGCTGCTGTATATGCTAATGCAGCCTTTACTCGTGCTAACAATAGTATCAATGCAAATACTGGCGGTACAATTACTGCTGACTTGGTCATTACTGGTAACTTGACAGTTCAAGGTAATACCACATATGTTAATACACAAACAATTACAACAGGCGACTCATTAATTCGTCTTGCTAATAACAATACTGTTGGTGATACAGTTGATATTGGTTTCTATGGTGCATATAATTCAAGTGGTGTTAAATATACCGGTCTTGTTAGACAAGCTGGTGCAAACTACTTCTTGTTTAAAGATATTACTACTGACCCAACTGCAAACGTTCTTGCTCCTGGCTCGTTAACTGCTGCTAACACAGGCACATTGACTGCTAATTTAACTGCATACTCAGTTACAATTAACGGTCAAGACATTAACCTCTATACAACAAATGCTTATACACAGGCAAATACTGCTGTAGCAAACGCACTAGCCGCTTCTACTGCCGCTAACGCAGCCTTTGCTGTTGCTAATACTGCTAGTGCATCTGGTACATCCGCAGGTTCATATGCTAATGCGGCCTTTGCAGTTGCCAATAGTGCGGCCTCATACGCTAACTCTGGATTTGCAGTTGCAAACTCAGCCGCTTCTTATGCCAACTCTGCGTTCTTAACTGCTAATAATAGTGCTGGTGTAAATCTTACACAAAATACCAGTATTACTGCTGCCTTTACACAGGCTAATGCTGCTTTCTTAGTTGCCAACGGTGCTGCTTTTGTTGCGAATACTGATTACACTAACTTAACAATCTCTGCTGGTAACTACGGTACTGCATCGGCAGTCGCTTCGTTTAAAGTTGAGGCCAATGGTCGTATCAGTTCTGCAAACAATACATCTATTGCAATTGATGCTGCTGCAATTACTTCTGGTACACTAGGTGTAACAAGAGGTGGTTCTGGTGCTGGCACATTTACAAATAACGGTGTTTTGTTAGGCCAAGGTACATCTGCATTTGCAACCGCATCATCTTCAACTGAAGGTCATGTCTTAACAATTAACAGTTCTGGTGTTCCAACATTCAGTCATCTGCAAGGTGGAACATTTTAATTAATCATGGTGAATAGGAGTTATTATGAGTGTGGAGTTTTCAAATGCTTATCAAGAGGTTCTGCTTGAGAATTTAGACGCTATTCTTAAGCAGAATTTTATGTTTCAAGCAAGATTAAAATTGCTTGAAAAAGAAGCAAATTTTAAGACAGAATTGCAGGCAAAATTAGATGATGTTACGGCCAAATACCAAGAAGCAATAGAGCAAGTTGGTGCCGCTGAACAGTATAAGGTACAAGCATCAAGTAATGATGCCATTGTCCAAGAGAAAAGTCGGATTCAATCCGCTTTAAATGATACCATGCGAGAGCTTGGTACAACAAAAGGTGCATTAGAGGGAAGTCAGGCGGTAATTGAAGAACTGAAATCTCGGATTGCAGAGCTGGAAAAATTAGTTCCGCCTGCACCTAAAACACCAGTAAAAAAGACTACTGTTAAAACTGAAGAAAAAAAGCCTGATGATTCTGCCTCAACTGACCTATTTAAAATAAAGGTAGATGACGGTAGTTCATTCTAATGGCAAACACAGTAATACAACTTAGAAACTCAACTGTAACTGGCAATGTTCCATCATCGCTAGCTAACGGTGAAATTTCCATCAACAGTCGTGATGGAAAGTTTTTCTATTCCACGCCAGCAGGCGCAGTCATCACCCACTATCCTTATTTGGGACCAGCAGGTCTCAATAAGGAAATTCAATTCAATGATAGTGGTACTCTAGGTTCAAATTCTGGCCTAGCATTTGACAAAACATCCGGTTCACTAAATGTAAATAATTCTATCATTGTTAGTGGTAGAGATTTGGGTGCATATGCTAATGCGGCTTTTTTAAAAGCTAATACACCTAGTGATGTAGCAAACTCTGCGGCCAGTTACGCCAACTCAGCATTTTTAAGAGCCAATACTCCTAGTGATGTTGCTAATAGTGCAGCTTCATATGCTAATTCTGCATTTGGTAAAGCAAATACTGCTGGTATTGCAGCCAATACACCTAGTTACACCGCAAACTCAGCTGCATTATACGCTAATGCAGCTTTTACTAGAGCAAACAATTCATTAGATGCTAATAACGGCGGTACTGTTACTGGCACAATTACTGCAAATTCGTTTATTACTTCAGGTAGTTTTGGTAATATTCAAGGTGCAAATACAATTTATGCAAATAATTTTGTGGCCAATACGGGATATTTTCAATTTTCGGATGGTTCAAAACAATATACTGCCAATGCTGGTTCAGGTGGCGGAACAACAGATACTTGGGCGAGAGGCCAAGCTAACGCTGCTTTTATTCAAGCAAATGCAGCCTTCATACAAGCAAATACTGGTGGTGGCGGTGGAAATTCGTTTGGCCAAATTGTTGCCAATGTGGGAACAATCCTTGCGACCAGCTCAAATGATTCTATACAAATAGTTGGAGAATCAGGCATATCAGTTTCTTCAAATGTATCTGCAAAGAAACTCATTGTAAGTGTTCCAGCAGGATATACTTTTACTACAGCTGACTATGGTTTTATAACTGATTCAACTAATGTAATTTACGATTATGGCACAATATAAATAACTATTATGGCTACACAAGTTCAAATACGAAGAGGTACAACCGCTCAGACTGCAGCATTTACTGGTGCAACGGCTGAGATTACTGTTGATTCCACAAAAAATACAATCGTTGTCCATGATGGGTCAACTGTTGGTGGTTTTGCTTTAGCTCGTGAAAGTGCATTATCTTCCAACGCCACATTCTCACAAGCTGCTTTTACACAGGCAAACGCTGCCTTTTTACAAGCAAACACACCATCTTATACTTCTAATAGTGCCGCTAGTTATGCTAATAGTGCTTTTGTTACCGCTAATAGTGCCGGTGTTTATGCTAATGCGGCCTTTGCAGCCGCTAATGCAGCTACTGCCACGGACACAACTCAGAACAATAATATTACCATTGCGTTTGCTCAAGCCAATGCAGCCTTTACTGTTGCTAATAATGCGTTCACATCAACAAATGGTTCTTTTGCTTGGACAAATTCTAATGCGGCTTTTTTACAAGCAAACTCCGCATTTACAGTAGCAAACGCAGCTCTTACATCAAGTAATGGTGCAATTGCTTGGTCTACCGCTAACTCAGCAGCCAGTTATGCCAATGCCGCTTTCTTGGCAGCCAATACTCCATCGTATGTTGCAAATTCTGCAGCTTCATATGGCAATTCAGCATTTGTAACCGCAAATTCTGCTGGTTTATATGCTAACTCCGCTTTCTTAGCAGCTAATACTCCAAGTTATACAGCAAACTCAGCGGCTAGTTACGCTAATGCAGCCTTTACTCGTGCTAACAATAGTATCAATGCAAATACTGGCGGTTCAATTACGGGTGATTTAAGTATTACTGGTAACTTAACTGTTACTGGTAATACAACTTATACAAATACAGTAACAGTTTTAATTGGTGATAATATTATTGTATTAAATGCAGATATTTCACAAGCTGCACAACCAACAGAAAATGCCGGTATTGAAATTGACCGTGGTATTCAACCAAATTCTTCATTCTTATGGATTGAAACTTCTGGTAAATGGGCAGCAAATAACGGAAATGGTTCAATATTCATTGCAGCTGATTCGGCAGAATCTTATGCTAATGCAGCTTTTGCAGCTGCCAATGCGGCTACAGCAACTGATACAACACAAAACAATAATATTACGATTGCATTTACACAGGCAAATGCTGCCTTCTTGCAAGCTAATACTCCAAGTTATACGGCAAATAGTGCGGCCTCATATGCTAACTCAGCATTCCTTGCAGCTAACACTCCCTCATATACTGCTAACTCTGCGGCCAGTTATGCTAATGCGGCTTTCTTAGCTGCTAATGCGGCTACTGCAACAGATACTACTCAGAACGCTAGCATCACGGCTGCATTTACCGCAGCTAACGCTGGTTTCTTACAAGCAAATTCTGCCTTTACAGTAGCAAATGCAGCCTTCACAAGTGGAAACGGATCAATAGCTTGGTCTACTGCCAACTCAGCAGCCAGTTATGCAAATAGTGGTTTTGCTACTGCAAACTCCGCTGGTTCATACGCAAATTCTGCTTTCTTGGCAGCCAATACTCCAAGTAATGTGGCAAATTCGGCCGCATCTTATGCCAATTCTGGATTTGCAGTTGCTAATAGTGCAGCTAGTTATGCAAACTCTGCTTTCTTAAAAGCAAATACACCAGATTATGTTGCTAACTCGGCAGCTAGTTATGCTAATGCAGCTTTCATTCAAGCAAATACTGATTACACCACAATATCAACAACCGCAGGAACATATGGTAATGCATCTTATATTCCTGTGATTACTTTGGCTGCAAATGGCCGAGTTACTGCAATTACAAATACAGCGGTTACTGCTGGTGCAACACTTGGTGATGTATTGGCACTCTCAATCGCATTAGGATAAAACATGGCAAAACCAAATTCAAGAGCGGAACTTGCACTATATTGTAAAAGAAAACTTGGTTTTCCAGTTATTGATATTAATGTGGATGACGACCAAGTAGATGACCGCATAGACGAAGCTCTACAATTCTTTGAAGATTACCACTTTGATGGTACTGAAAAAATTTATATGAAGCACCAAATTACGGTAGAAGATATTAATCGCCGTTGGATTTACGCACCTGATGCCGTTACATTTGTAACTGGTGTATTTCCATTTGATGCTTCAAACGCCTCAGTCAATATGTTTGACTTGCGTTATCAATTACGATTGCATGACCTCTATGACTTCACATCGGTATCGTATGTGTCATATGAAATTACTATGCAACATATTCGTACCTTGAATCTATTGTTTTCTGGTACACCACAGTTTAGATTTAATCGTAAACAAAACAAAGTATTCCTTGACATCAATTGGGATAGTGATTTGCAGCCAGGTCAATATGTTATTGTTGAATGTTATCGCACATTAAATCCATCCACTATTACCTTAACTGGTACTTGTGCAACTACAAATGCTTCTAACACAGTAGTTGGTACAAATACAATTTTTGACCAAGAAGTTTTAGAAAATGACTTTGTTACATTTGGTAATCAACTATTACAGATTGCTAAAATTAATTCACCAACATCTATTACAGTTCGTGGCCCGTTTACAGCAAATCAATCTGGTGTAACAATGACTGCTGCTGGATATTCTGATATTTGGAACGATAGATTTTTAAAACAATATACTACTGCATTAATTAAATATCAATGGGGTAGTAATTTGAGTAAATTTGCTGGCATACAATTGCCAGGTGGTATAACACTTGATGGTCCCCGTATTATGCAAGAAGCACAGGTTGAAATTGATAAACTTGAAGAACAAATCCATGTTATCAATGTATTGCCTGGCGAAATTATGATGGGTTAATCGTGAATGTCCACAAATTTTTACTTCAATAACTTTCCAATAAATCAAATTACCAGCGAGCAATTGCTGGTGGAAGACCTTGTTATTGAGGCTATGCAAATCAATGGCATGGATGTTTATTATCTTCCAAGGTCAACTCGTGATTCAGTTGATTTATTATATGGTGAAGATACATTAAAACAATATGTTTCAGCTTATTCAATTGAGATGTATTTGGAAGATGTTACAGGTATGGAAGGTGAAGGTGACTTTATCTCCAAATTTGGTTTAGAAATTCGGGACGAAATGACAATGCTCATGTCCCGCAGAAGATTTGCGGCAACAGTAAATCAACTCCGCCCATTTGAAGGCGATTTAATTTATGTTCCATTACTACAAAACTTTTTTGAAATTACTTTTGTAGAACACGAAAATAATCAAGCCATGTTCTATACATTAGGCCGTGGTCGTGGTGGTAATGTATATGTTTATGCTTTAAAGATGAAACAGTTTGTATTCTCTAATGAGGTTATTCAAACTGGTATTGCAGAAATTGATGACCAAATTAGAGATACTTATCCAAGAACTCGCCTTACACTAAATGCCGGTGGTTCTGGTTCATATCGTAATGATGAAATTGTATTTGTAAGTGCTGATGCCACATATGCTAATTGTACCGCACAAGCACTTGTTCATAATTATGTAACTGGTTCTTCTGTTGATGTTTACAGAGTTCGTGGAACATTTGGTTCTGGTTCGTTAAGGGGCAATACAAGTAATGCCGTATGGACATTGAATACTGTTTCTGATACTGCTACGATGGATAATGCCTTTGAAGATATTGTTGATAACAATAGACTTGAAACTGAATCTGATTCTATCCTTGATTTTACAGAACATAACCCATTTGGTGAAGCCTAATGCTAAGTAATCCACATTTCTATAATCGTACCATTCGTAAGATTGTGGTGGCTTTTGGCACTATGTTTAATGATGTTCAATTGGTTCGTTATTCAAAAGACGGTCTAACACCATATGAAATAACCAAAGTTCCATTGTCATATGGTGCCAAAGAAAAATACTTAACTCGCATTACATCGGATCCAAATCTTACAAAATCTATTGCAACACTTGTACCTCGCATGAGTTTTGATTTGGTTGGAATGACATACGATTCTTCCAGAAAACAACAAACCACAATGCAGAATTTTGGGTTTAGTTCTGGTAAATTTGCTAAACAATATGTTCCTATTCCTTACAATTTTGATTTTAGTTTGTCCATCTATGTTCGTAATACAGAAGATGGCACACAAATTTTAGAGCAAATTCTTCCATTTTTCACGCCAGATTTTACAGTTACAGTAGATTTTATTGGAAAAATGGATCAAAAGTATGATATGCCCGTTCTTCTTAATTCAGTAACTCCTGAAACTGATTATGAAGGCGACATGATGAACACTCGTTTAGTTATTTGGAATTTAACATTTACTGCAAAAGCATATATTTGGCCACCAGTTTATACTGATAATGATAAAGGCTTAATTAAACAAGCAAATACCAATATATACTCTGACCATACCAATTTGGATGCTCAAAGAGTATATGTCAACTTTGCAACTGGTAAAGGTGTTTATACCACAGGTGAAGATATTAATATAGTTGCTAAAGGCATTACAGGTAAAGTTTTATACTTTAGTAATACTTCCACTGGCGTTTTAGTTTTAACAGATTTGAGTGATAGAGTTAGCGCTAATGACAAAGTTGTTGGCGTATATTCTAATGCTTCATTCACAATCAGTAGTGTAGATAAAACGACAACAAAAACAGCTATCATTATTACTACTATAAATCCACCAACGGCAAATGTAAATGAGCCTTATGGATTTGAAGAAACATTTATTAATTGGCCAAACACTTTGATATGAAAAAACTAAATGATAACCTGTCTGAAATCTTTGACATTGAACCAATAGAAAAAACAACAATGCCTGTAACAATACAGGCAACTGAGGTTGTGGTTGGTGATGAAGTTGAAACTGATTCTGCATTAGCCAGAAAGAACATTAAAAGTTTACTAGATAAAGGTAGTGGTGCTATTGATAATCTGTTATTAGTGGCACAAGAATCTGAGCATCCTAGGGCATATGAGGTTGCCGCCAATTTTATTAAAGTATTGGCAGATTTAAATAAAGACCTTTTAGAAGTGCAAAAGAAAAAGTCTGATTTGCGTCCAACGCAAACAACAAACCAGTCAATCAATGTAGAGAAGGCAGTATTTGTCGGTTCTACCGCAGAATTATTGAAACAAATTAGAGAGAATAAATAGGATTATGGAACAATTAATTCAACAACTTAAAGTAATCTTAGGTACTAACTTTGCGTTATATCTAAAGAGCCACAACTATCATTGGAATATTGAAGGTTCAAATTTTCCACAATACCATTCTTTTCTAGATGGATTTTATAATGATGTATGGGCACAAACGGATGATATTGCAGAGCATTTACGCCGTTTAGATTCTTATGCGCCAGGTTCTATGGAAAGATTTTTAGAATTGGCAGACATTGAAGAAGCAGTAGATGTTATTCCTTCTGCAATTTCTATGATGCAAAATTTAAAATCAGATAATGACCGATACATTGTTCATCTTCGTGCAGGTATTGTTGCAGCCAATCAAGCAGATGAACCTGCTGTTGGTAATTTTTTACAAGACCTTCTTGGTGCTCACCAGAAGAAAGCGTGGATGTTGAGAAGTATTACTAAGTAATATTGAATGATTAATAATGGTTATAATGGTAATGCAAGTCTAAAACGAGCCGGTATAGAAATATCCTATACCGAGGAGCAAATTTTAGAAGTTGCAAAGTGTGTTGAGGATCCTGTATATTTTATTGATAACTACTGTTACATTGTAACACTAGACCACGGTATACAGCCATTCAAACTCTACGATTGCCAAAAAGAAAAGATTAAATTAATCCATGATAACCGAAAGGTTATTCTTATGGAAGGTCGTCAGCAAGGTAAAACAACCTCAGCTGCTGCCTATATTCTTTGGTATACATTATTTCAAGATTCTAAAACTGTAGCCGTTCTTGCTAACAAAGCATCAACTGCTCGTGAGATTATGTCACGGTATCAGTTAATGTTTGAGCATTTACCAGCATGGATGCAACAAGGTATTAAGACATGGAACAAAGGTGACATTGAACTAGAAAATGGTTCAATTGTCTTTACTGCTGCTACAACTGCTGCTGGCATTCGTGGTAAATCCGTTAACTTATTGTATATTGACGAAGCCGCAATCATTCCAAATACTGTTGCTGATGCTTTTTTTACTGCGGTATATCCAGTTATCTCTGCCGGTCAGACAACAAAGATTCTGATTACCTCAACACCACTTGGTTATAATCACTTTTGGAAATTTTGGAATGATGCGGTTAATGGCAACAATGACTTTGTGCCAATGTTTATTCCATATTCTCAGATTCCAGGCAGAGATGAGAAGTGGGCTTTAGAACAACGCAGACAACTAGGTGACTTAAAATACAACCAGGAAGTTCTATGCAAGTTCCTAGGTTCGTCCCTTACATTAATCAACTCGGACGCTATCGAATATATGTCGACCTGTCCAACAGTCTATTCTAAAGATGGGTTGGATTTGTATGATTATCCAGTTAAGGGTGAGAGAAACGACAATGAGGAACTAATCAAGAAGCCTCATAGTTATGTTATTGTTGCCGATACTGCCAAAGGAGTTGGCGGTGACTACTCGGCATTTGTTATTATAGATATTACAGAGGTACCTTATAAGTTAGTTGGTAAGTATAGGGACAACAAGATTGCGCCTATGCTATATCCAAGTATTATACATAAGGTAGCTAAAGACTATAATATGGCCTATGTTTTGATTGAGATTAATTCATCAGAACAGGTTGCACATATTATGCACAACGAACTAGAATACGAAAACATTGTTTTTGTAAATAGAAACACCAAGAGTGGCCAGGTAGTATCTGGTGGTTTTGGTGGTGGTAAGACACAGTTGGGTGTTCAAACCGATAAAAGAGTGAAACGAATTGGTTGTTTTACTTTTAAAGCCTTGGTAGAAGAAAGAAAACTTTTGATTACCGATGCTGACACCATTTCAGAAATATCAACCTTTATTCAAGTAAGGGATAGTTATGAGGCTGATGATGGTTACCATGATGACTTAGTAATGCCGTTGGTTTTGTTTAGTTGGTTAACAACAAACCCCTACTTTAAGGAGTTGAACAATGTCAATTTGCGTGAAGCAATGTACCAAGAAAGAATAAAACAAATCGAAGATGAAGTGGTTCCGTTTGGATTTGTATTGACAGGAACCGAAGAAGAATATGATGTAGATTCTGGTGATGTATGGCGGCAAGATAGAGGAGATTCAGATAAACCTCAACTTCCAGCTGGTTACCTAACCTCAAATCTATAAAAAACTAAATAGTCTATAAAGAAAAAATTGACCCGTAAACTAAGGAGAAATCCATGGCATTTCAGCTATCACCAGGGGTAAATGTATCAGAAATCGACCTGACTACAATT